TATATAATTACTTCCGATAATATATCGTTATCGGAAGTAATAGACATTAGGTTTATCTATTAGTTCCTCTAAACGATTGCCAATGGCTTTCCCATACACAGTCCGAATTAGATTACTATTGGAGTGCCCTAGTTGGGCTTGTAGGTTCTTTTCGCTTACACCATTAGCTAAGCTGTGGCTCGTATAGTTGAGCCTAGCGTGATGTGGTGTCAATACGAATGGTAGATCCAGTGCTTCTGTAGCTTTCCTGAAGATATTCTTTATAGCAACTCTAGATACTGGTTGATTACTACAGCGTCTCGATTGGGCTATATAGGAGTTCTCAGGGTATCCTACATCTGACCACTGGGAAGCTAAGAGCTCTATAGTTGTCGGATCGGTAACGATGACGTCTCGAATACTAAAGGCTGTCTTAGGTTCATGGTTAGTGCATTGATGTTCGTCAAACGTCTTGGTTATCTTTAAGACGACATAGGTACACTGGTCGTATTCCCTTTGCTGTACTAAAGAGTGGTCTTTAGTGTACCAAAGGACGTCTGACCACTGGAGGGCTAGGGCTTCCCCTATTCGTAACCCTGAGGTAAACAGGAGCCGTATTAGGTAGTACCATCTGTTAGGCTTCAGGTATTCGAATAGCTGTTCTACCTGCTCTCTTGTTAGGGCTTGCTTAGGCTTTGTAACGTGTGCCTTTGGTGGTCTTCTTAGTTGTTGTGAGAAGTCCTTAGGGGTTAGTTCATCGTAGTATAGTTCCTTTAAGGTTTTCTTTAGGAGTGCTATACATACCTTTTGTGAAGTCGTTAAGGTATTGATGAAGTTTTGTAGTTCCAGTCGTGTTAAGTCCTCAATTTGTCGGTCTTTAAAGAATGGTCTAAAGTGCTTATTAATCAGTCCTTTATAGGTCTTTAGAGTACTAAAGGAGTACTCACTTTCTTTATACTTTAGCCATGTGTCAATATAGTCTAAATATTTCATTTTGTTACACCTCTTTAGAATTACCTAAAGAGTAAACTTGCTACCCTTTAAGTATAACATAAAGACGTGTATGGTTTCGGAAGTTGTATCTATTAGTATTCCTAAAGTATCATGCTTACGCAGTGTGCTTTAGGGTTCCTAATAGCTGTCTTTAGGTATTCTAATTGAGTGCTTATAGTATTCTAATTGATACTAAACTTCGTTAGTTTACTAATTGATCTATAGTATTCTAATTGCTACCTCAATGAGTAAATACCTAAACAATGTTCTTTTAAAGACTAATAGCACTGCTTGAGTTATTCTACTGTCGTAGTTGTCTCAAGAATTCTATTAGTAAACTAAAAGAAGAGCTAGAAGATATTCTTCTATCTCGGTGGTACATTGAGAAATACTCATACAAGTATTACATTTAGGTATACTATAGATGGACTAAAGAGTACCTATAGAGTATCTTTAGGTATACTATAGGTTTATGTCGTATAAGATAACCTACATTCTCTCTGGCGATTTTGTCTGAGCGTGTGTAGCTCCTTAGGTACAAACACCTTAGACAATCTGTAGACGACAAAATAAACCTCTGTGCACGCTCAATAGCCACAAAAACCCTAAAGAAATCGTTCTGACTTCCTTAGGGTTTCGTATTAATAATTCTTTAGCATATTATAGGTACTTATTCGTTTAGCTTCTGCTCGTCCCATTGGTCTCATTTGGTTAGTCTCATCTCTGTAGAATATGCCCTTCTCAGGATCTAACCACTGCTCTAAGCGTGCTTCCATTTGTTCTAATACACCTTGCTCTTCGTCTCTATCCATGACTTCTAACCAGTAGGCTACAGCCATACATAAAGCGTCTAAGCGGTCATCATGTGCCAGTGCTCCTCTGTCTCTACTCAAGCGTGTCATTTGGTAGATTAAAGAGTATGCAGGAGCGTTCTCATAGACTTGATAGTCGTCAAGGATAACCTGCTTATGTACAATCAATTTATGTCTCATCATGACTGGCTCAAGGGTATCAATAATGCGTGCTTCTTTCTGAGCATAGTTCTTTACTTCAGTGATACGACAAGGGTGAATTGCATTGAGTACTGGTGCGAAGAGTTTAGAGAACATACCATCACCAAAGTTGCCCTCTACGACAATCTCATTAACACCATAGATTTTAGCCTTGTTAGCCAGTTGTCGAAGTGTACTATCACTATAGCCCTCTCTAGTACCACCTACTTCAAGTACGAATAGGTAGCCATTAAGATACTTAACGACTGCATAAGAGGTCTCGTCCTTACCTCTACCTGAAGGGTCTACTGCCATGACTGTACCATTGTACTCATAGACTTCTGTAGATCGTCCTTGAGGTTCATAGAAGTAGTCGCCTTTAAGTGCTACGCAAGGTAAATCATTAATGCGAAGTTGTCGGTCATTACTCCAGTACCACTTGAGATTAGCTTCATCAAGCGACAAGTTAGCAATCATCAAGTCTTGTACTTTCAATGGATACTTCTCTTGGTCGCTCAAGTTAGTGTTAAGCATAAACTGAAGTGCGAAGCCTGCTTTACCATAAGACAATCTACGCTTGTAAATTTCTTCTTCATCGAAGCGTCTAGGGTCTGTAGGCTTACCTGCATAGAGGTCAGGGTTCTCGTCATATTTGTCAGCTATAATCTTTGCTAAGCGGTCTCCATAGAATTCTCTTTCAGATAAACTCTCAGGATACAATACAGTCCATATACGACATTTATAGCCACGCTGTTGCAACTCATTGTACAAGCTCATTTCATTCTGAGGAGTACCTAGGTAAACTATTTGTCCCTTAGGTTTAATGATAGCGTCAAACTCCTTAACGGCTTCATTGAGCTTGTCTCGTTGTGTCTGAGTACCACTATTGTTAGCTACTTCAACGTCATCGGCAATAAGAAGGTCTGCACGACTACCAGTCAACTGCCCTGATATACCTACAGATTTAATACTAGGAGAAATATCAGGTACAGCAGGACCGACATCAAATAAGTTCTGTTGGTCTCGTTGGTCAGGTCTAGCCTTTAAGTGAGCTAAGAATGGTAGCGTATAGATAATACGTTTGATAAAGATAGCGTTAGCGTCTGCTCTGTCTTTAGAAGCGGAGACAATCTCAACTTTCTTCTGTGGGTCTCTCCATAGCGTCCATACAGCGTATGCACAGGTGATGAATGATTTAGCTACACCACGGAAGCCCTCGATAATAAAGCGGTCGTTTGGAAGGTTCTGAAGGGTATGAGCTATGTCGTATTGGATAGGTGTAGGGTCAGGTAGACTAATCATCTTCCATACCATATAGATGAATACCCTAAAGTCCTCTTTAGCCTTCGCTATCTGTTCTTCAGTCCACTCCATTAATGATCACCATAGTGCTCTTCCATGAGCTTCGGTGGGTCAAACACTGGAATTTCATGTGTCTCCTGCTTGACTGCAATAGCTAACTCAGGAGTGGTCTCCAATTTGTTGTCTCGAAGGAAGCGTCTAACTTTCTCAAGGAAGGAAGGGTTACGTCTCACTTCAGGGTCTTGCAAGCCTTCAAGTAAAGCGTTTACTTCAAGCTCTGCTAATTGGTCTAAGATTTCAGGTTTAATATTCATTTATTCTCCTTTCTTGCGTGTTGCATTAAGGTCTAATTTGTTTACTTTAGTTACACCCTTAGGTGTCTTACCCATTCTGTAGTCCCATAAAGGGCAGTCCTCTGAAGGGCAGTTGTCGACTTCTTTAGTGTCGTTACAGCAACAATCTAAACATTTAGCTCTGATAGCTTTCATTTGAGTTCTAATTACTTTAGCCATAAGTTCTCCTTAGGAATAATAAAAAGCCCCCTACGGAAGTTCCATAGAGGGCTATTGGTTAGAACCAACCAGTAGCGGTTAGTGTTGTTCTTTTCATGTGTTCTTTTTGACTATAAAGGTCAGCCTTTAGGTCTACGTCAAACTTTGGTGTTTGATACGACAATCTAGCTCCTGCTGTGATTGCCTTGTCGTTGTTAAAGTCTGTCTCAACATAAATGCCTTTCTTAAAGCGTGGCTGTTCAGGTACAGTTAAGTCCAGTACTGCTTCGTGTACTTCAGTTACGACTAGCTTACCATTGTCTAGCTTATGTTCTTCCTTTACGTTATCTGTAGCAATTTCATGTCGCTTACCATTGACATTGACTACAATAGGCTCCTGCTTAGTCGTGAATTGTACATCAGTATCTTCACGCACTCCAGTGATTGGATCTACAGTCTTTGGTAGATACTCAAAGGTAGTCGTTTGCTTTCTCTCATGCTCTACATGGATAGGAGCTTTTGGTGTATATGTAGGCTCTACAGGAGCTTCATGAGTGTTAAATCGGTATGCAAGGAACGCTACAACTACGACAAAGATAATAGGTATAATAATCTTTAGCCAGTTCTTAATCGTGTGTTTGTTCGGAGTTCCAAGCATTAATGTATTCCCTCACTCTCTGTCTAATCTGCCAACCTAAACCATACAAGTCCCATCTCATGTCTGGGTCGTCATCATGTAAACCATAGCCATCAAAGTCAGCTACTTCTGCGTGTGTCCATACGTTACCTTCAGGGTAAATACCAATCTCTACGCATAGCTTAGCGACAACTTTAGCCATCATGTCTAATTGATCCTGTGTAGGTGGCTCTGAGCCATAATCAATGTCTCCAGTGTCAGCATTGATAGAAGCCTTATAGCAACAGCATAAAGTAATACCAATAGCTCTACTATTACGTCTCCATGTGTGAGCCTTTAAGTCCATAAAGCTGTCCATGTCAGTATACATAGTCCCATTAGCATCAATGTTTAGGTGATAACTTCCAAATGGCTGTCCATAATGACCGCCTGTCCAGTGCAAGTAAATCTTGTCGATTGCCCCTCTAGCAGGGACTGTATAGTCCGACAAATCCTCAAATCTAATCTCTCTCATCAGTTCTCCTTTCGATTTCTGTAGATACTTTCTTAGGTAATTCAGTCATCTTGTTATCATCTACTCTGTAGTTCACTCCAATCTTACTCAAGCCTGCTTCAAGTACCCTGTCGAATAATTGACTGCGTTCATATCCTGCTTCTTTAAGGTTCTCTGCGATACTGAAGAGTTCTGCAAAGATTATCCCTACATATAACAAAAGAGATACAATTTTACCGATGTGGAAGCCTTGTATCTCATATTGAGGGAACAGCAGGTATATAAATACTGCTAAGAATATGACTGTGGAATAAGAGACAAACTTAATCATAATATTCCACTTGTATTTTTTACTTTCTAAATAGCCAGTCTCCCATGCTCGGAAGAAGATAGCTCTGAATAGGTTCATCACTGTAGGATTATATTCCTTGTCTTTACAGTAGCGGATAGCAATAGCTGTCCATTTTGTGATTGTGTCGATAAAGACAATGATGATTACAAGAAGGAGTGCTAGAAGAGCGTCTCCTAGCACTTGAGAAGGTATTAACAATATATGCTCCTTTCGTTATGTTATTTAAGTTCCTTACCACCATACAAGCGTACAGTACCATTAAGGGAAGTTTGTACACGACCCCAAGATCTCCAACGTGGTGTACCATATACCCTGTAGTAGACTTCACCATTGTTAGTATAGAAGTATTGTTCAATGAATTGACCATTACCATAATTCACTACTTTAAGGAAGCCATCAGGGATAGTTACACCCCATGGTGCTTGTGAAGGTGCGTTAGCTCCGCCTGCTACTTTAATTTGGTATACCCCAGTGTTAGTGAATGTATTCCAGTCAGTAGCTGTAGAGACAACTGTGAAGTGTGCCTGTGGTTCTGTAGCTCCACCACCGCCACCTGTAGGTATCTCAGATTTCTTCGCATAGGTAGTCTCTGCGTCTGCTTTAGACAAATAAGTAGTGCTCGCTTCAGATTTAGGTAAAAGTGTTGCTAAGCTAGTAGTGTCAGCTTTACCATTTACTTTTGTCTCTAACTCTGTGAGCTTACTTTCAGTTGTCGTCTTGTCTGCCTTAGCGTCTACCTGAGTTTTAACCTGATTTATCTTACCTTCTAATTCGGTCTTAGCTTCAGCTACTTTAGTGTTCACTGTCTCAGCTGTTAAGATATTTCTAAGGTCTTTCTCTGTGGCTACTCTATAGGTTTGATTATCGGTTCTATCAAAGTACTCAAAAGTCTTACCTACGAAGAGTGTTCGTGTATCAGCCATGCCAATCTCAAGGTTATCCTTGTTAGTGATACGGAATACATGGTGAGAGCCACCCTTGCTGTCTTTAGCTTGCAAAGAGATATTATTAGGAAGAATAAGAGCTCCTGTTAAGCTACCACCTGATAACTGTAGATAGCGTGCGTCAGCTTGTGTTTGATTAAAGGCGGTGCCTAAGGTATTCTTAATCTCAGTTAGTTTAGTGTCGACTTCAGATTTAAGATAAGCGTCCTTAGCAGTCAGAATGTTATAAATTCGACCATCGGATCTATCGTAGTTTTCTAAAGTTTTACCGACAAAGATTGTGCGTGTGTCCGCCATGCCAATCTCAAGATTGTTACCATTGGTAATTCTGAATACATGGTGAGCACTGCCTTTGCTATCCTTAGCTTGAACAGATATACCATTAGGAAGGATAATAGCTCCACCTACTTCACCACCTGCTTTAGGGAAGTATGCTTCATCTGCTTTAGCTTTACTCAATATTGTCTCGCCAATATCAAGTTCGTTCAGTACTCTAGTAGTCTTATTCTTAGTTCTGTCGTATACCTCAAGGGTTTTACCGACAAAGATAAGTCTAGTATCAGCCATGCCAATCTCGAAGTTATCTTTATCAGTGATACGGAATAAGTGGTGAGCACTACCTTTAGTATCTTTAGCTTGGAAGGAGATATTGTTGGCTAAGATAGGTGCTCCAGTTAGGTTACCACCAGTTGTCTTTAAGAAGCTCGCTTCAAGCTGTTGAGTAGCTAAGGAGTTCTCAAAACTTTTCGATGGGTTACCTATATAGATTTCTACTTTATGCTTCTTATTAGGTTGCATAATGAGCACTGCAAAGTAGAATTTCCCTTTACGATACGCAATGTCCTCGATTTCAAACTTAGGGTTAAACTCAATGATTTGCTTGAGTTGTCCGAATGGTGTGATTTCTACAAGACTACCTAAGGTAGCCGACATGATTGCTCCATTGAGCATTAGTGCCCCATTATTATTGAAGTCATTGTACTCGTAGTCAATTTGGTAGCTCTTATAGCGTTTGAATGTGTCGCCATAAAGGTTTACTTCACGAAGCCGTTGACTGCCTGCTACAGGTACAATGGAAGCATATGTTCTTGTAATTGGATCATACGCAAGGTTGAATACACGCTCCGACAAAGTGATTGTATCCTCAATCTGCATTGTATTAGCGTTGAGTACTGTAATGTTGTTACCATTAGCTTTACCATTGGTTACATAGATTTTGTCGGTGTACTTGTTATAAGCCATCGTATTGCAGTGTCCTAAGCGTTCATCTTCAAAGGTGTACTTATTGGTACGCTGTAGTGTATCTGCATTAACCTCATAGATATGCTGTACAGTGCTTTCACTATTAATACAAGCAAGTACGAATACGTCTTTCTTCTCGTTATATGTGAAGCCTTGTATTTGGTTTACCCCTTCGTCATAAGTAAACTCGCCTAGCTTAGCAATGTTACTAGCTCCTTGTAGCATAGGTGTTTCATTAGGGTAGAATGGTTTGATATATGTATAAGTACCATAGTCCATTACATCAGATACTGTATTGAAGCTCATGTGCTCTTGGATAACATAGTTACCCTTAGGAATTAACAGTATCTTACCGCTAAGGTTATTGTTAGCAGTCTTAAAGGCTTTAGTGTCGTCTGTTACACCATCACCTACAGCTCCAAACAGTTTGACTGATACAATACTTTTAGCTAGTTCTGCAAGAGCAGCATTGTCGTTAGCAATATCAGTTTTAAGTTGTTTAGTATCATCTAGTACTCGTCTAGTCTGCTCCGCAGTATCGACAAGTTCTTCCGTTAAGTGAGCTGTCTGTGTTTGCTGAAGGTTTAAGTCTCTAGCAGTCATGATAGAGCTATCTTTCCACTCTACAAGAGGAATGGTAGCTGTTTCACGATAAATGTAGAGTGGTTTCACCTCTGTAGGTGCGACAACTAGATTTACTGTACGACCATTAACTGTATAGTCTTTGTCGTACTCCAATAGCCTACCATCAATTTCTACTTTGATAAAATCTCGTGCAATATAATCAAAGCTGAAATTATAGGTACGCTGTCCCACTACAGTCTTAGTGGTTAGTCGTGGTATCATCTATTACTGTCCTTTCGTTTTTCTATATTCGTTATAAAGATTTACTAATTCATCATCACTCAAGTTTTCTGCATTACGACCTTTGAGTTCCTTGGGTTTCTCTGCGTTCATACCATCGGTCAACTCTTTACGTTTCTTAGGATCCTTCAAGAGTTCTTCAATAGTAGGCTGATGTACCTGTGGCTTAGGTTGTGGTTGTTCTTGAGTTGGTGCTTTAGGTTTATCAGATTGAATTAGTCTAGTGTTCTTGAGCTCTACCTCTTTGAAGTCTCGTTTCTCCTTGTCTGCCATTTCTGCCATACCAGTTAAGAAAATCTGCATAGGCAAGTAGCGGTCTATAGGATAAATAGAAGTAATAGGGTTCTGCCCTTTGCCTGCCTTTTGGTTTTCCTCTAGTGCTCCTAATGCTTCTAAACCAGTGCGTGCTCCATTGTATAGTCTCATTACACTACCTAATACTGCGAATTGCTTAGCTCTGTCTGCTACACTGTCAAGCAACTGTCCATCTTCAGTCCACTCAGGGCGGTCTACAGTTGTTCTAGCAGTACTGCCTTTACCCATCAAGATTGCTCTAGCGTCATCACCAAAGGATAGAGACGACAAAATAGAGCTTCTTGTTAAGCCTGCTGTGATGATGTTGTCGGCTGTAAATGTTTTGTCTAAGTACTTCTGCTTGCGTTTCTCATCATTGCCATACATATACTCTGCTTGAGCTCTCTGACGGATAGCCCATAGCATACCGCCTGATAATATTGTCGACAATGTTTGAATAGTATCTTCACGCTCCCAGTGCTCCATAGTTCTCATAAGGTGGCTATTAAGTGCCATTCGTGAGAAGGCTTTAAACTGCATTAGAATTGGTAGGATATGCCCAGTCATTCTAGTGTTACCTGCACTGAAGTGAGGTTGCATAATAGCGTCCTTAGAGTGTCTATCAAGAAAAGCATGGAATTTTATGTAGCTCATAGGGTCTACTTCCTGCCATTCTCTAAGGCTCTTACGGAGTGCCTGTGGATCACTGTGGTCTAAGTCCGACAAATAGTGCTTGACTGTCTCCTTGAATGTAGGAATGTCGTCAATGCCCACTCGCTTAAACATACGCTCACTGAAGAGGTTCTTACGGAGTGTACTATTAAATTCATCGTTAGCCCAGTCAATCATGTCAGGTACTAAGTCTGCCTTGATAGATTGAATACTATGGTTAGTGATTTGCTGTACTTGAGACAATGTAGAGGTAATGCGTGCCCCTAAACTAATACCATCATGAGCTTGTCCTAAGGCTTCCATGTGTAGTCCGCCTATGTTGTTCTCAAGATAGTTTCTGTCGGTTACCAGTGGGTTCCACCAATTTGTCTCCGACATATATGTCCCAATCTCCATCTTTCTGAAGTCTGCTAATTGGTCTGCTGTAACGTACTTAGCGTGCTTCAAGTCATGAATAAAGTCATGTAGTCGTGGAATGAAGTGTGTCAGTGCTCGTGCTCCAACTTTAGCTGTAGCTCCTGCGTGTTCTGCTATTGCGGATAAACCAAAGTTCATACCATTGAGCGTATAGGAAGTGTCTAACAGTAATTGCTGTAGTCTATCTATAGCTGTCTCAGGTGTAGGAATAACGTCCTCGAATATGCGTGCACCAGTGATGTGATGGAATGCTTTATGGAAGTCCTCATAGCTTAGCTTAGCTTCCTTCTCTGTTACATAGCCTAACTGCACTGCTTGCTCAAGTTCATTCTTGATCTTAGTGTCGTAACGATGAGCCAGTGCTCCAATATCGTCTACGTTCATTACCTGCTTGATAGCAATAGCACCACTTGAGCGGTTAGAGACATAATTCATATGATTAAAGATATTAGTGTCTCGAAGGTCTGTGTCAAAACTAAAAACGTCATTAAGAGCCTTATCAGTAGCACCACCCTTGTAATTGATAGGAATGGTTAAGCCAGTGTCCATCGGTAAACGTCTCTTGAAGTATGCTAAGCGTTTGTCGCCTTTAATATCCTTTATTTGTCCGTCATCGAATGTATGCTGTCCTGCTCTCATGATATGGTCAGCGTATGCTTCTGCTTCAGTTCTTAGGTCAATACCTTCGTCCAATCTATCTCTGTCTACAGCTTGCTCAATATAAGATATTAAGAAGTTACGTTGAGCTTCCTTACTTACGAATTTCTCCGACATAAGGTTTAGTTTGTCTTTAGATACTCGTCTGTATAACTCAGGGCTACCATCGAAGTCCTCGCTTACCAGTCCTGCTCTCTGAAGGTTCTTTAGGTCTAAATCACGGAAGTCCTTAACGTGATCTACAGTATTGACTATAGTCTCACCATAGTGGCTTATGTCTTTACCATCACGATACTTCTCATGATATGCCTTACTTACTGTCTCTGCGAATTCCTCTTGAGCGTGCTTAGGGTTAAACCATTGACGCTTAGGTCTCTCAAGGTACCACTTACGGAAGTCATCTTCAAATACTGCCATTTGTATCTTATAGTCCTTCTGTACGACCTGCTTAGCTAGTTCTACAGGAAGTCCTATATTTTGCCCTCGGTCTCGTGGGTCAAGCAATAAGGCTTTCGCAAAGTGTCTCATGGTATCCGATGGGCTGTTCGCTAAGTGCCCATAAGTATTACCCATGATTTTGTTAAGCTCTGCTTCTTGCTTAATCTTACCAGTGGTACCAGTAGAGCCTTGAGCTTCCTGAAGGACTTTCTCAGGACTACTTACACCGCCCTTACCCATATATAGGTAATCGTCCTCAGGCTTAATTTCTGTCTTAATCAACGCTTGTAGAGGTTTATTTTGAGCTCCAGTAGGTTCAAAGGGTATTTCTTCATCGCCATTTATAATGCGTCCTAATTGGCTCTCAGGGAGTTCAGGAAGGACTACATCAGGTGCAGGTGAGCCATCAGCAGTGAATGGTATCTCCTCATCGGCTCCTATAGCGTCAAAGAAATGGTTTTCCTTAGCATTGACTGCCTGCGTGATAACTGAGTTAGGCGACAAAGTTACATCATTGATTGATACTGAGCCATCTTCATGTCGTACCACTGGTGTGCCTATGAATTCATCAGGGTTCTCTGCAACTGTCTTTAGGTGAGCCTTGAGTTCACTATTGGTCATACCATAGGCTTCTTTAGCTTCAGCCCACTCTTTACCACTCTTGTGTCTCAATAAGTGCTCTGCAAGTTCTGCTTCAGATTTACCTGAGCTTTCGACAAAGGCTTCTCTAGTGCTCTTTGGTTTAGGCTCAGGTACTCGTCCTAAGTCTGAAGCCTGCATTAGTGCTTGTTCACTCTCAGCTTCTATTTGTCGCCCCAGTTTGTCCATCTCAGGAGTATTGCCTACTGCTGTCTTATGGTGGTCGTGTATAGAGTGCAAGTAGCGTGCTCCTGCCCCCATACCTGCCCCAAAGAGAAATGCTGTAGTATAGTCAGGTTGATAACCACCATACTGTTGAGCGACATACTGGTCTCCCATATTGATTAAACCATTGGCTAAGCCTAGCTCTGCCATTTGGAATACTTTATTAGCTCCGATGTTCGCTAGTGTTTTACCACCTAGTCTCATGAGCATTTTACCGACAAGTGCTTCCTGTCCGACAAGTGGTACGAAGTTAAGTGGGTCTGCCACTGTACCTAAAATACCACCTATACTCTTGAAGTCGTATCCTGCTTTCTCCACTCGCTCTTGTCTAGCATAGTCATCTCGCTTTTGTTGAATGAGTGCTCCTAGTTGAGCTTGAGATTTAGCATTGGCAAGCAGGAAGTGTTTTGTCTCAAGGTCATTAGGGAAGTATTTGTCGATTGCTTCAAGGTCTGCCTTATTAGGTGTCCAATTAGGATCTATAGGTTTAATACCTTGAGCTTCATTCATGTTAGTCCCTGTTCTTAATAATGATACGGAACCATTGTTGTACCATTCGTTTAGGAAGCTGTCCTTGAATTGCTTACCGAAGCCACCAATATTGGTGTCCTGTAGTGGCTCAAATATGTCATCTGAGAAGTCGTATATCTGAGGACCGACCCCTTTTTCAAGTCCTGCAAAGCCTGCATAGTGTCGTCCGACATGAGCTCCTGCTATATACTCTTCTCCTGCAATGCGTGCCATGTCGCCACCATAGTCAACAATATCTTGCTCTCTTGATTTATTATTGTCTCTGTAGTATCCATTATCGTATAAAATTGTTGCGTACTCACTTGGTGATGTAGCATTATGAATTTCAGGATACAAGGCAAAGAAGCCATCATGAAGATAAGTAGCATACTCTTCGTTACTATCAAAGTGTCCGTAAGTTGCCGACCCATCTTCTTCAGGCTGTAGCCCTGCCCCTTTATGGTAGCCAGTAAGTCCCCCATAGTTTTTATCCTCAACGGCTAAGGGAGACTCACCGTTAGCACTCTCATGTACCATTTGTGCTATTTGTAATTTCTTGAAGTAGTCTGAAGTACCATACTTCTTTTGGTAAATATCCGCTACCTCAAGAATATTAGGGTTTATTTCCATTGATTACCTTTCTTTAAATACCATAGAATGGAACAGCTCCAGTCGCTTCGTCTGCTAAGCGTTCACCTTGAGCGTTCTCTAGAGCTTTATTGTATTGGTATGTACCTTCTTCTTGAGCTCGTTCGTCCGCTGTAGTATCGCTTAGGTATTGATAAGCTCTGTATCCAATATCCTGTGGATAATAAGCCTTACCATTCATCGACCCTGCTTGTCGTACATAGATAACGTCTTGATCAGGGTCATAGCTAACCCATGAGCCTGCCCCTTGCTCAGCCTTTAAGGTGTCCAATACGTGTCGAATACCTTCACTAGCGAAGCTCTCACTAGATACACCAGTGTTATTAATGATAGAGCGTGGCAAGAGTACACCATCATAGTTGATATAAGAGTGCACTAGATTGCTCTTAGCTTTCTCCATAGCTTGGTCAGCAGTAAATCGACCAGTAGCCTTTAGTATCTCTGCTTGGTCTCTGATAGCTCCTAAGAGCCCATCAGGTGTACTATCAGGGATACTGAAAGCACTCCAGTTACCTGTGCGTACATTTAAGGCTTCAGAACGACCCATAGGAATTGCTCCTACTTCCTTCTTAACTTTGTCTGCTGTATCAGGGTCTCGCAGTGCTTGCATACCCATAGCGAATATCTGAGTACCCTCTTGTTGCCCCATGCTATCCTGTAGGCTCGCTAAGGCTTGGATACGACCTGCCCATTTAGGGTTAAGTAATTGATGTACCATGTTAGGTCTAGCTCGATACAAAGATACTGCTAAGCCGACAACTTCAGGAATATTACCACTCTGATCCATAGACGCTAAGCCTACTTCCATTTGGTCTGCCATGGTAGTTCTCATAGCATTACCGATGAGTGGGTTCGCTAAGACATACTGCAAGCCATCATATTGACCGCTTAATAGTCTTTGCCGTAGCATTTCTCTAGCTCCACTGATGAATACATCAGGGTCTATACCCATATCCTTTAGGTCTGCTTCACTTCTAGGGAATTCCATTCCGTTCCATGACGCTTTACCGCTGAGCATTGCGTCAAACATTGGACTTAATGTTGCCATTGCATTACTTCTAGCTAACTCAGTTTTCTGCTTCATAAGAGCTAACTTTTGTTGTCGTGCTATCTCAGTCTTGATATTAGCTACTGCATGATTGTATAAAGGAGCCACCATTCGGTAGTCTTCAGGGCTCTCTTCTTTAAGACGCTCATAGATTGCGTCAAGAGCTTCTACACTCTTCGCTCCTTCGATTTCCTTATTGAGTGCTATAAATCTGTCATTACGAATTTTAGTAGCTTCAGTATTAGCACTGTCTTTGTATTCCGACAAGTCAATCATGTCCTTAACTCGATTTCTGTCGTCATACTCCATATCCCCAAAGGCTTCTACAAGTCCTGCATTACCAGTCTTAGAGATTGCTTCGGCTACATTAGCTAACAGCTTGTACTCAAGGTTGCTATCACTTGTAGCTGTCTCACGGATATTCGTCAAGATAGCGTCAAGGTATGGGGTGCCTTCCTCTACAGAAATGTTAGGGTTATTCCGTGCGAAGTCGCCTACCATTGCAGTAATACCATTAACACGCTCTAGTTTTAATTGGGTTTCTTTACGCTTCGTAAAGGTGTCGAATACCGCCATCTTAGTTGCCATATGTTGCTCTTCAAGTCCATTTTGAAAAGCGTATTGGTTCTCGATGTTTTCTTCCGACATATAGTCTTTTAAACGTGCTTCGTAAAACTCATCAAAGGTATTGAATTGTCGTGGTAAATCAGGTTGCTGTTTATGTTGGTCGTCATAGATATTCCAGTCGCTTTCTATGCGTTTACCCATCTCAGTACCTCTCATGCGGTCAATGGTAGCAACTGCATACTCATTGTCCTGAAGGTTGAATTTACCACTGGTTGCTAAAATTTGTCGTGTAGTCAGTCCTTCTTTTTGCTCATCAGTCATACTTGTGAATACTTGAGGAGCTACAGCTTTCGCTATCTTTTCTTTACGCTCCTCTTCATCATGCGTATACTGTCTCCACGCTACTCCCAGTTGTGATAAGCCTGTTGCAAGCATATCACTAGCGTTCGTAAAGCGTGCCATCGGAGCTCCTACAGAAGCTACGTTAGACAAATTCTGTTGATATGTTTGAGGTGCATTAGGCATAAACTGTTGTGCAGTGCCTACAGAGCCACTTACTTGTGTGTTATTGTTTGCCATCTATAGCATACCCCCATTAAATGTATATTGATTACTGTCTTGATCATACCCAATTCGTGGGTTACCAAATCTTATAGGACTTCTAAAGGAAGTGCTTAGGAGTTTAGGATAGTCCATATTCACCGACAAAGCTGTAGCGAAGCCATTAGTGCTATACTGATAGCTTGCACTATTTGTGTCATATCGAATATTAGGGTTACCATAATTGATTGCCTTAGGGTCATTAACTGTATATCCTAGCACTCCTCGTCTAGTATCCGCTAAGCTAAACCCATCATTAGCACTGGTTCGCCATGGGTTTTGACTAGCACTCCTAAAGGAGTAGTCAGGTGTCCATCGACTTACTGTACTAGCTACATGAGCTCCACTGGTACCGCCTACACCTTGACTGTCGCCTAGCTTAGCAAGTCTATCAGTGTTCATATTCTTATAAGCGTTATAAGACTGAATAGCATATCCTGCTTGACTTATAATACCGCCTAATAGAGTTGGAATTCTTGGTGTCTCAAGGTGCGACAAATATTCCCTAGTGCTGAGAAATGCTCGTTCTTTGTTTTGGTCAATCTCATCACTCTTACGGATAAAGTTGTCTTTAACTTGAGTTGTCGCTCGGTTGCCATCGGCTTTCGTTGAGCGTACTAACAGCTTAGCTGTCTTACCACTTTGGTATTCTCCAGTGCTTGCCTGTACGCTTGCTTCAAGCCCTCGTGCCTGAAGTCTAATTGCCCCCAACTGAGCTACACTAGCTTCAAAGGCATTTCTACGCTCATTCTCAAAGTTACTAAGAGAATAGTTCATAGTCTTAATAGCCCCTTTAGCTTGTGCTATAATTTGGTCTGCTTGAGCTTCTGCTTGTCGCCTAGAGTTCATATAGTTGCTATACATACTCCAAAGGTCAATACCCATACCAATCTTAGAGTTAGCCCCTAGAGATCCTGTGGAAGCTAAGCCACCTGCACTCATGAGTTGGTTTACTCCAGTCCCCATATGTCTCCTTTCTATATCTGTCTAAATTTATATGTTACAAGCCCTTGCCATACTGTCGTGTTAAACGCACTCGGAAGAGGGCTTTTGTTTAATACTGTTACTTCTGTGTCCGTATTGCGACCCATTAGTGGTACTCTAAACTCTCCAGTCTCCAGTGGGTGAATACCAACTTGGTTACTTGGTGTACCGACAATTCGTGCTGTCATCTTATAGTGCTTAGTAGACTTACCTGTAGCTCTTACCTCTACCTCGAATTCTCCTGTCTTATCATAGTTGATATTCAAGAAGCGAAGCTGTAGGCGGTCATTAGGTATCGTATCGGTACCAGTCTGAGTAGCCTGCTTGATGAAGAATGTACTATAGGTAAACTTGAGGTCATAAGGTACACCTACATAACACTCAATGTCTGCCATTGGTTCGACCTGATGAGGAATTACTACAGTATCCTTCCCTGTGTACACTAAGCCATTCTTGAGTACTATTGTGTAGTCTCTAGGTTCAGAATAAGCGTCCCCATAGATTGATTTAATATCGTATCGCATTTCCTTAGTATTCTTATCGAAGGTACCTTGTAATGTCGTTTTAAACTTCCTGTCAAGCATTACACGATAAGGTTCATCGACAAAATCTTTTGTATTGTAGCTAATAGGCATTTTCTCAAGGAACGTATTGCCACCTCTATTGATGACTAGGTACATCATAGAGTTGATAAAGTCTGCTCCGACAATCTCCCCATCGAATGTCCATCGGCTCCAACTAGCTTGAGCTTTAGTGTCGTTAAGGAATAGGAATTTATAAATGTACATTGTGTCTCTTTGGTTGTCGCTTAGTAACATTAATATGTTCTCATTGCTACAAGCCTTGAGTGTGTATATTTTATTCTTTAGGAAGTTTGGAACGTGTCCAGTAATATCTGTAGCGTTCTTTTGTGTCGTACTATCTGCTACTGCGAAGTATTCCTGTACGGCTGTAAAGTCAGTCTTTTGAGCTGTGAAGTATAAGTTACGACCTACACCAATCGGTTTTATCCATGTGTCTGCGTCAAACTCAGTTACCTGATCTATGACTGCTGTCTTAGGACTAAGTACACCTTCGGCTCTCAGTACGAATTGTGTTTGAGCACTGAAGAGATACAAGTCCTGATTGAATGGTACTGCATTGTATAAAGTACTTACTCGATTGTGAGATACTTGTAAATCAATAGGGTCAGTGTCAACAACTCCTGTAGCACTGTCTACCCAAAAGTTGAAGAAGTCTGAAGTTTTCGACAAGTTTACTGCTTCACCTGCAATAATTCCTAAGCGGTTCCTGAAGAAAAATATGTCATTAATCTTGTTTCCGACAAAAGATGGAATAGGGTTACTGTCGTCATCGCCTGTTTCTCTAAGGTTCCATTCTGCTTCTTTACAAGTAAATGTACCATTAGCTTCTCTCCTGATGATATGTGGCATTGTGTCCCAAAGGAATGATATTGGAATATTAGGCTTAGGACATTCTTCCCATAGCTTGAGCCCTGCATTGTAACGTACATAGTAGTCATCATCTGTAGAGCGTTCCCCTTTAACTAACACTGTGTAGCCATGAGGAGCTGAAGAAGGCAATAAGTCAAACTTAGGTGTCGTATTAGTGAATAACTTCATAGCTTCCCCATTGAAGCCATCGGATACTGAAATGTCATCTAAGTTGCCTATAAGTTGTAGCCAGTTAGTACCCTTGATAACTTTTAAGCCTTTCACCCCTTCAGGTGCGAATGTATCCTTTTCGCCATACTCACGACCCTTATAGATATAAACTGTTCTTGAGTAGTATCTTTCACCATCGTTTGAGCTTGTTTGTCGTCTTTCTTTCTTAATACCATAGGAATTCAATTCAGTATCATTCATGTCTCTAAATGTTTTCACTATTCCGCCTGCAAGGAGCTTAAAGAGTTCATTGCTGATATTGTCTGTAGCAATTTTAGTAGAGTGCTTTGCTTCGCCACCATCAGGTGTCTCATAGGAATACTCTTGACCTTGTATGCGTACTGTGTACTTTCTACCATATTGCCCTTGACGTATTACTACTAGAGCTCCTTGTGTCTCCCAAATATTAGGAGATCTATGGTTTTCATTTATCTGAGCAACTTTAGTTGTGTTGACGATAAACGTATGGTCTGCTACTGTGATTGCCTTGAGTTGTTCATTAGGTTTTTCACAGGTTACATAACTGGTTGATGTATTAGCCATGTACACTGTTTTCTCATTACCATTCAAGTCGAATATACGAATACCTGTACCAGTGAAGGCTACAATGTATCGCTCATTGTCGTCTCGATTAATGATGTGAATTTTAGTATTTAGTGGCAATGCAGGAAGTTTCTTAATGTGTTGCGTTGGTGGTCTCTTTTGTAAACCACCTGCTTCTGTAGAGTAGCCATTAATCTGTTCCTCTAGCTGTTCTGCATGACGCAACTTAGGTGGTTGTTGAGATATACCTGCAATGAGGTTCTTAATGGTTTGCTGTACAAGTGCCATCTGTTACCCCCTATTCATATAAGTTTGTATTGCAGGGTTCTGAAGGATATTAGATTGCTCTAAAGTTATCTCATTTTCCATCATCTGCATATACGCTTGTGCTTCTTCCTTTTGAAGCTCCTGCATAATCGTAGGGTCTCCTAAGTATCGTGCGACAAAATGATTAGCTGTGCGTACAGTAATATATTGTCGGAATACCTGTGGCATTTCTTCAAAAGGTACATATTGAATTACTTTAGCTGTCAGTGGAGCGTCAAAGCGGTCTGTATTATTGGTTACATCGTATAGCCACTCATCACGCTTTCTTACGATACGCTTATCGTCGAACTGAATAGACAATATAGCGTCGTCCCAAAGGATACGCTTAGAGTGCTCATCAGGAATTAAAATGAATGGGTTAATCGTATTGAAAGTCCACCCCATTACCTGAATAGCTCTTGTCTCAGCTTCTAGCATACGAACTGCATTGATCGTGTCGACATTCTCACTGTTCTCTAAAGTGTCTACAGGAGCTTCACCCATAGCTCCGCATATTTCATTCACTGCGTCCAATTTGGTTAGTGGTGTTAAAATCATGTGTTCTCCTTTAGACAAAAAAGGGGATAGCCATAAGACTACCCCCTAGAGTTACTTTAGATTATTTAGCCAAGATAATACCAGAAGCTTCAGGACGTAAACCGCCATGACCTACTGCGTTCTTAGCAATAATCATATCTGCTTGCAACTCAGCACGGCGAGCGTGTTCTAATTGCAAGTCTTTAAGTTTTACAGTTGCTACTGCTGTACGATGAGCACAAACTGCCAATGCATTTGCATAATCAGCAGGGAACTCATGACCTTCAGGAGCTGTACCAAGCATACCTGTTTTGTCGGCACCGCCTGCTTTCAAGTGTGGTACTGCTACGATTTTGAAGCCACAGAGTTTATCAATGTTACCATCGACAATAGTTGCTACTGCACCATAGTCTTTATTGATAGCGTCTTTAGAAGCAATCAATGCACTCTCAACTTCAGGAGTGATGTATGCAAAGCGTTCTTCTTCAGGTACATACTGGGAAGTCCATTTAGATTTCATTTCAAGCAAGCCATCAATTACAGCTTTACCTGTCTCATAGTTAATACCTGCACCACCTGTAATAGTTTTCTCTACGACAATACCTTTGCCTAAGCCAGTGATATTCTCTTTGTTAGCTTTTACAAGTTTTGCAATTTCTGCTACTACAGCACCATCGGAAGCAATAGCTAACGCTTCACCTAATTGCTTAGCGTATTCGCTTCGTACTTCATAGTGAAGCATAGCTTCGTAAATATCAGTGATAAGTACGTCTGCTGTCAATAAGCCATCAATGTTGATGGTAATTTCATTGTGTGGAATTGCTTCACGAAGATCATCAAGATTGGAACCTGCTGGCAAGTAGTGAGCTTTACCACGACCCATTACTGGGAATGTAGTAGCTTTACCATTGTCGATAGATTTCGTCATATGGTTGCCCATAACTTTGCCTGCTCGTGTGAAGGCTTTTAATACATCACCACTGAATACTTTAAGAAAATTTGCTAATTCATCGCCTGTATTTTGTACAGAAGCGGGTTTTTGATAATTAGTTACACCTGCCAAATTTGTTCTCCTTTAGATTAGAAATTAGAATTAATAATTTTTTGTTCCACTTGTTTACGATAGATTGGGTCTTTGTCGTAACGTGGGTCATTCATTGCGTCTAACATTTGTTGTTTAGACAAGTAAGCATTTGTGTTGTCGGCTGTGCCACCTGTGGACTGCCCTAAGATTGTTTGATTAGTAGTACCATTGACTGCCTTCATGTTTGCTTTTACACCTTGGATAACCATATTGATTACACCTAAGTTGCCTGTGTTAATCGTGTCGTTGAAGTCTTGTACTGCCTTATCACCTTGAGAGCTAACGAATTGAGCTACTTGTCGGTACTCATCTTCACCACCTGCGAAGCCTACGACTGCGTTATAGAATTTCTCTTGAGTTGCTTCTACACCACTGATGTATGCGTCAACGACTTCTTTGGGATAACCTGCGTTTGCTAAGGCTTCTAAAGAAGCGGACGACAACTGACCATTTTTCGTGTACTCTTCTTCAAGAGATTTAAAGTCTACGTTACGCTCTGCTAAGTCTTTCTGTAGTTCTTCTGTAGCCTGCTGTTGTTGAGCAAAGGCTTCTTGTACGTTATTTGTCTGAGCGTCAACTGCTGTTGTAGCTGTTACCTCTGTAGTTTCTGTTTGTGTGTTTTCTACCTGCGGTTGAGCTTCAGTTTGTACCTGTTGTTGATCCTCAGTCATCGGTTCTGCTTCGACAATCTGAGTATTGTTTTGGGCATTAGCTACAATGTCCATCTAGTTCATTACCTCACTTTCATTCATTGCTCCTGACATAGCCTGCTCTACTAGAGCCTGCTCTTGTTGAGCTTCCATAGCTTGCTGTTGTTCCTGTTGTATCTCCTCATCTGTCTTGATGAGCCCTGTAGTATCAATACCTAAACTTGTCGCTATTGCAGTGAGCCATTGGTTTACCTTCATGTAGCCCATAGCGTCAGGCATTTGACTTACCACTCCCATAAAGGTCATAAACTTATTGAAGTCATGTCCTCGTCCTAGTGCTTCCATACCAGTTGTAATTGTCGGCTCTACGAAGCCTTCAGGAAGCTGTGCGACTTCTCCTCGTGCCATAAGGACTGCTAAGATACGTCTCACAAGTGGCAACTGGAATTCTTGAGTTAAAATGCTATATACACCACTCAAGGTGTCCTCTAGTTCACTAGCGACTGTCCTGATTTCCTCTGCGGTTACTCGTTCAGCGTTCCGTTGGACTACGCTAGACAAAAGAAAAGCAAACGATAAGCGTTGCTCAATAGTGTCAGCAGTAGCTTTTGTCGTTTGCATATCAGGGTACTTATTAAGTTGTAGTGGTTGAATGTCCTCTACACGACCACTTACGAAGTCGCCTTCTTGAGCATTCTGTAGAAGTTTAGGTCTAGTAATACCATTAGGGTTCACTAGGTAAAGCGTGCGTGCACTGATGGAAGCCATGGTAACAAGTGCTTTTGATAGCTTCTCAAGACTTGTTAAGTCGCCTAAATATTCCTCTACCATAGAGCGTCCATAATCTTCGTTGTCGCTCTTTGTCATTCTTAATACAATGTATGGGAATTTTTCTTTAGGATAAGTCTGTTCGCTACCTGCAATTTGTATACCATCGACTTCACTGAAGCACTCATAATTGTCGTCTACTAAGTCGCATTTAGTGTATACTTCAACTTCCTCATCGTCCTTCTTGTCAGGGACTAGATTGTATGCTTCAGGTGGCAATGTGCGTTTCAATAGGACGTCTTTAGTAATCAATGTTACGACTGTTCCTACACCGTCACGCTGTACTACATAGTGGTTTAGGTCATAGAACTTTGTACCATCTCTATCAGGTGGCAAAAAGAGTGTTCCATTACCAGTGATCAATAGGTGTCGGTTAGCTTCCTGAGCAGTTATACGAACTTGGTTCTCTTCCATAAATCTCATGCAGGATTGTTCAATCCTCATAAGTGCCTGTTCGACCTCTTGGACTTTCTGCTCGTATACTTCAGGTGAAGCTCCTTGTAACTGTTGCTTCATCTCTGCCGACAAACCCAATTTAAAAAAGCCCTCATTCGGTGGGAATAGGGCAAGGGTTAGTTTTGATGTTAAGTTGTTTACTCCTCGTGCTCCGATTGACTGATAAGGTGTACTAAATTTCTTATTACCATCATCATTTTTATCGTGGAATACATGAGGAAGCGTTAGTTTTGCACAAGCAATCGCTCGCTGTACATAAGGTTCTCTTTTGGTTTCTAATTGATTGTATAGTGCTTTCGCTGATATACCTTGGTCTTGTGGTTGTTTAGATTTTCGTTTCTTAACTGCCATCTATACGTTCACCCCATTACCTCGTGTATCGCCTGTGTTCAGTCCTGTAGTAGGAATTTGTAGGTCTTTCTTACCTCGTGCTTTACGTTTACGCAAGCCACCACCTTTAGTGTCGACATACTCTTGATCTGTCTCATCGGCTCCTTGCGGTGCCTGCGGTGCAGGAGTAGGAATATCAGGCTTATCCATACCAAAGAGTTTCTTTAGTCCGCCCATAGGTCTCCTTTCTGTTACATATTCATAGGGTTATAACTATTATCTGTGTCTCGTTTAATTGTTAAGGCTTCCCTGTTGCGTCTAACATAGTTCGGCTGTTCGCCACCTAGTTGTGCAGTCTCAGGAGCTTCTGCTTGAGTGTAGGGTACAAGGTCTTTACCAGTTACCTGTGGAACAGCTTTAGCTTTACTGCCCCATTTCTGAGCAACTTTATTAAGTACCATGCCTACTGCAAGCTGAGCTAACATAGTGCCCATCTATTTCCCCTTTCTTTATTTAAAACATTAAAGTTCTCTATCTCGGTGGTACATTAGAGTTTATACTCGTCTCTCCATGAGCTGAGACAATTAATAACTTCATCTACCGCCATAATATAAGCAATCTTTTGCTCTGCATTTAGGTTGTCTCTTTTGAGAATTGAGTGTGTATCAAAGGCTCTCTTGAGCTCCTCAATGATAATCTCGTCAACTCTAGGGACTGGTCTATCAAGATTACTCATAGGCGACCACCTTCACCATGTCGGTACAGATAGGTTGAAAACCTGCTTTCTTATAGCCATTCAATACCAGTCGCTCTGTTTTACCTGTAGACAAAACATTGCCACTGATGATGAGCTCTGCTTCATAACCTCTAGCTACTCGTTCAAGTTCTTTAATAGCTTCTCGTTGAATACCACTGTAGCTCGTGTCGATACAGAATACACTTTCTTCCATTACGACAACTTTATCAGTCCACCATATCTTACCTATGTCGAACATTAAGAGCCCAATAAGGTTCCCTGTAGCGTTATACCACGCTCTGATTTTTCCCTTAGTGTTCTGCTCAAGGAGATGACTATAGACTGCTCCTTGACTGCCTAGAGCTTCTAATAGGTGTCCTTTAGCTTCCCTTTTGAGTGCATTGATATAAGTCATTGCGTCCTTCTCAGGGTTTCTCAAGTGATACTCTTTTACTACGGTGTCCATAGTTTCACTTCCTTCTTTGTCTTGTTGTAATAACCTTTTTGTAAAATGAATGATAATCTAGCGTTGACTAGAGCTTCCTCTTCAGTACTGCCATTAGCTACATAAGCTCGTACTACAGCTTCCCATGAGCAGTCCTCGTCAAGGATACGTTTAGCTCGTACTTCACCAATCTTAGGGCAACCCTTATAGTTATCTGCTGTATCACCTATGAGTGTCTGATACATATGGAAGTAGTGAGCTTCCTCTTTTGTCGTATCATAAAACTCGTTACGCAAGAAGTCATAGAAGCGACAAGGAATACTTCTGAAGTCCTTATCACCACTGATCATGATAGAGTTTTTGTCTGCACTAATACCAATACAGTCGTCTGCTTCAAGATTATCAATCATCATTACCTTAAAGTTTTCTTTTACCCACTCTCGCATAGGAATAAACATCATTGGTCTACGCTTAGATTTTCTATTAGCCTTGTACTCAGGACTGATTGATTTTCTGAAGTTACCCTTTAGGTCAGTCATAGCCATGATAATCTCGTATTCACCTTCGACATTCCAGTGGTCTAAGACAAGTGGTACTAGCTCTGCAAGGTGGCTATCGAAGCTCATGGTAGCGTCAGGGAATGAAGCACTAAGAGTATAGAAGCCATCTCCCCAGTCATGTTCAGTCTCTGCGTTTTGTAACGCTAGATAAATCATCATGTCTGCGTCAATGAGTAATTTCGTCTTTGTCGCCATCTGTCTCCTCATGTTCCATATTCTTTTCAGTCCATTGGTTCAATAATTCTTTGTACTGTACCAAACATAAATAAAATTCTTTATTCTTTTCCTGAAGCTCTTCAGGTAAATATTTAGTAATACCCCAGTCGTCCACTAAGTCGCCTAATTGCTCATCAATGAGTACGACTGCCATTACCTCTTGTAGTTCTTTTGTGATTTTCATTAATGACACTCCGCCCAGTTCCTACCGATTTTACCCTCGGTATCTAATTGAATTCTAAATTTAAACTCTTCTTGTACGTCTCGTACTGCTAATTGTGCTTCCTTAACGACAATCTCTGCAATTTCTTTAGTGCGACAAGCTACTTGAATTTCATCGTGGATCCATGCCATGAGACAATAATCTCCGTCCCAGTCATGCTGAAGTCCCAGTGCTTGTAAACGCTCTTCAGTTCTTGTCGTCCATCTCTTACAGATAAGAGCTCCTGCTGATTGCAATAAGAGGTTCAGTGCACTATGCAATGAGCGTACATGAAGTTTTCTTCCATCAAGCCCTTTGAGCCACTTACGTTTATATCTGCGACAACGTGCTGATACATCATAAGGAGCTAAGGTATCCTTAATGCTACTGGATAACTTTTTGATTGCAGGAGTATTCTTTAAGAATTTAGCCTTGAGTTTCTTTCCGTCCTCTTCGGTTCCTCCGACAATCTCACCAATCTTTGCATTACCGCCACCATAGAGGAACGCATAGATAAATGTCTTAGCTTGGTTTCTTGTCTCAAGCCCTGCGTTCATTTGGTTAGCTGTATGAATATCACCATTGAGTATCTCGTGAGCATACGCTCCGTGGTCGAACGGTGCTAAGAAGTGAGCTAGGCAACGAAGCTCTAAGCCTGAGCAGTCAATACCTGCTTGGTACCACCCTTCAGGTACACCAAAGAGTTCTCGACATTGATAGCCATAAGGTTTGTCAATAGCAGGTACTTGAGCTACATTAGGGTTACTATGAGTAGCTCGTCCTGATACTGCTCCATTAGGGTTTACTTTGCCATGAATTCTATTGTCGTCTCCTAAGAGCTTGAGCCATGCCTGATTGCCATCTGCTAGTTGTCCTAAGCGTTTAGATAACATGAAGGCAGTACTGTAGAGTTGAGCTATATGTCGTACTTCATCACTGGCTTTAGGGTCGTTGATGATTTCCTGTAGGCTCTCTTCGTCTAACTTGAGTTTCCTATTGGTCTCCTCTCCGTCCTCATCAGTTTCGATTTCGTACATTGTGTCTAACCACTGGTATCCAAAGTGCTCACCTAAGATATACTTCAGTTGATCCCTAGAATTGATTTTGAATACCTTGTACTTTTGCACTGGTACTCCTGCTTTATATCCTAGTGTCTTGTTGTCTCTCTTAGGAATGAAAATGCGGTCAGGAATTGGTGGTACATACTGAGTGAGTTCTTTAGTGATACGCTCCAGTTCTTCTCTTAGCTCTGCTTCAAGTACTATTGCTTTTTGTTTGTCGAATGGGAAGCCATTCTTTTCTTGCTTTTGCATTAACCATTGAGCCTTGTGTTCAATCATTGAAGCGTGCTCAGTGAAGCCCTTATCGACAAGTTTGTCGTACAGCTTAGTAGTTACCACTACGTCCTGCTTATTGTATGCAAGCATATCTTCATTAAAGACTGCCCATACATCACCCTCGTTATCTTCGCTATAGGTTCCCTTGAGTACCCCTAAGCGGTACCCAAAGGCTTCTAAGCTATAACGTCCATAGAGCTTCTTAGGTAGTACTCCTTTTCTCATCAAGCCAATATCTACGTCCTTCATATTAGAGTAGACAAGTCTTGCTAGGATAAGTGTATCGACTACCTTTTCATGCTCAAATTTAACTCCATAGAGCTTCTCTAAGCATGGAACGTCAAAGGCAATAACATTGTGCCCACAGATCATGTCAGCTTGTAAAAGTTGCTGTACACCTTGCTCAATCTCATTAGGTCTGTACTCATAGAATTTGTCTGCTTCAGTGTCATAGACTACCATGCAGTGTACTTTAGTTACAGTATCAAGAAGTCCATTTGTCTCAATATCAAATATCAGCATAGTTCTTTAAGAGCCCCTTTAGATAGCTGTTCTGTGTTTTCATCTCAGCAATATCGTGCTCGTTCTCCTCGATTAGTTTTTCAATTTGTCGCTTTTGTTGAGCTCTCAGCCACCCTTGGAAGTCTAAGGCTACTTTCTCTAGCTTGAATAAGATTTTTAATAGCAAAGCGTACAGCTCCTTTCTTTATTTTTTCATGTAATTTCGTGTAGCGTGTTCTTTACGTCTACCTTCAGAATAGTTACTAACTCGTCTTAGATAACCAATAACTCGTGTACCATAGTCAATCTTTTCTGTCTCGCCACACTTTGTGCAGTGATCTTCAGTATTAACATTGATGTAGCCACAGTTATCACAGATGGTTACAAGACAATTAAATGTCCAATAGTTACAGCCATACTCACCTGCTAAGCATAAGAGTTTATAGGCTTGCTCTTCAGTTAAGAGTTGAGCGATGTTAAGATGACAAGCACTACCACCATCAAGGTACTTAACCATTTCTTTACCATGTAGTTTTAGTCGGTCAAGGATAGTCATGTCCGTATTCTCTACAGGATAGAAGTAGGAATTATAGCAGTCTCGCTTAGTCTTAATGTCGTCAGTTTTATCCCATTGAGCGTTCTTTACACCTAAGTTCTCAGCAGGTACAAATTCAGTATTGAAGCGTACCTTGTAGTCCTTGTAGGCTTCTTTGTTGAGCGTATAGATTTGGTTAAGGAAGCTACTTACTGTCTTGATGTACAAGTCAGGGTCTTTCACTGGATCTACACGAAGGTACTCCATGCCTTCAAGCATACCATTGATACCAATAGTACAGAATTGCTTATCAAGACTGATAAAGCCTGCACTGTATGCAGGAAGCAAGCCTGCTTTTAGGTAGTCCTCAATGACTGCTCGATGTGCCATTAGATACTTTTGTACTCGTTTGATTAAATCAGGGAACGTATAGACACCTTTATGATGACGTTGGATAAAGCGGTTCATGTTGATAGTGATAACCTGTACACTACCAGTAGATACACCGCCTGCACCTAAAGTGTAGCTAAAAGTATTGTCTGTAAGTTCATTACGTAGACGACAACAACTTGCTAAGCTGTCTGCACTTTCACTTTGGTAGACGAAGAAGGATAAGCCTTTACTCATGTGCTTAGCTAACATATGAGCGAATTCATCGTCCTTAGGTTTGCCAGTTTCTTTGTCGACAAGTACTGCACTTGTGAGCACTGGGTATGTCAATAGTTCTTTCTCACGCTCTTCTCTAAACCAGTTCATAAAGAAGTCCTGAAGTTTAGCAATGCTTGTGTAGTTCGCTTTGTCGCCATCAGGGAATGTGAATTCACCAAAGACGCTCTCGAAGTAAAACTTATCGAATACTGAGATATTCCAAAAGACGCTTTGGTTACCTCGTGCACTTGCAGGTTGATTGATTGCATAGACTACACCTTGTAGCTCTTGAGCAACTTCTTTAGCATTTGTCTCTAAGTAGTTGTCGCCATAACTCTTGCGTGCAAAGTGGTCGAAGTACATTAAGAATTCTACTGTTGCGATTGCACCTGCAAAGCCACTGGCTACTTGATAGACAAGATTGACGAAGCTACCACAGAAGGACTGTAGGTTTGTCGGAGCAGTGGAAGTACCACCTAAAGGTTTAGTGCCCTCGAATAAATAAGGGAACATATTGATACTTGCACAGTAGGGACGTAAAGAAGTCTCATCATGAATGTAGATAAGATGGTTCTTAATATCTTGCTCGTACTGGTGAGCATATTCACTACCAAACATTTCAGTCAACTTAGCTTCTACCATTGCTCGATTGATTTGAATTGTCTCGAATTTGTAGAGCTCGCTCTCAAGGATACCGATATTCTTACCATCGACATTACTGTTAGGGTCGACAATAGAGCCATCTGCTGTGTTGAAAGAGCTCATATAGTTTTGGATAAAGTTGACTTTCGTTTGAATTTGATCGTCTGTTAATGTGTTAAGTAATTTTTTAGCCATTGTTCTCCTTTGTAAAAAATGATGTGATATTTGTCCATTCGCCATTAGGCAATTTGTAAAGCATTTTTTGATTGGTCGTTTGGCTTGCTAAGCCACCTTGACATTCAATGTAACGTCCAATCTTGAGCCATGTTAAGTGTTCTTTGTTGTATGGGAATTCAATACAGCCATGATATAGTCCTACTGGATATTCCTTAGAGATGGGCTTTACGATTTTCTCAAGGAATTCTTCAGGGTCAATATCATAGTTTGTCGTACCACCCATGAATACAACTGCGGTGATACCTCGTTGTGTCTTGATGTATTCCTTTAGGTCATCTACAGTCAGCCACTTGGCTCCTTCGTCCGTCCAAAGTTCAGGACTATGACAGCCTTCACAGTGCTGTTTGCAGTTACCAATCTCAAAGAATACTGCAATTTCATTAGGTAGTTCTGTTAGAGTTACACCTTGTCCCATTACTGGAATTTTCATAAGGCTAACTCCTTTGCTTTGTTGTAGGTTTTCAATAAAGTAATGTACTTGATCTGTGCTCGGTCGTGGTCAAGTAGATTTAAAGAGCTCATCATTTCGTCTTTAGCATTTGCTACTTCACTTTCTAACCAGTCCATGTACTTGTCGTTGTTCGTCAAAATTCAGGAACCTCATTATCACTTTCTATGTCGTTCATTAGGTCTGCGTCAGGAATTTCTAATCGGTTTTTCTCTTTGTTAAACCAAAGTTTTCCGCCTATTCCTGTATCACCAGTTTGACGACATTTCAATACTCGAATTTGTACTAAGTTTTTCTTTACATCACTATCAGCTTGTTGATTGCGTTCTAGTGCGATGATTGTATCCGACAACTGAGCTATTGCTTGACTACCTCTCAAGTCCTCTAGGGATATACTTCCGCCTTCTTCAGCACTCTTCTTGCCATCTCCTCGTTTAAGATGACAAATACAGATAAGTCCTACCCCTAACTCTTCGCATAGTTGTCTCAATCGTGTCATAAGTATGTCGATAAGTTTTCTCTCATTGTTACTCTCAATGCCACTTACGGCTATACTGATATGGTCTATAAGTATGAAGTCGCACTTCTCAGTTACTGCCATGTATCGTATAGCATTGAGAATAGCGGAGTTGTCTAGGGAACCAAAGTGGTTGTACATGACGAAGTTACCTGTCCCTAAAGTGTTTTCAAAGGCTTCAGTGTATTGGTCGTTTGATATGCCTTTACGACTAAGGTGTACTGGTTTGTTTAGGTATAAACCGATGTAGCCTTTAGAAGTTCTAAGGACGTTCTCCTCTAACATCATTGAGCCTATCTTTAAGCCATGCTCCATGACTAAGTGGTAGCCTATCTCTCTGATCATGGTTGATTTACCTATGCCAGTACCTGCGGTTAGCATTGTGATTTCACCTTTGCGTACCCCTCGTATCATTTTGTCTGCCTTTACAGCCCATGGTAGGGAGTAGCCAGTTACTTCTTCAGGCTCCTCTAAGAGGTCATCAAGTAACGTATTAGCATTAATGATATTCTCAGGTGTTACCTTCTTAGCGTTCTCCAGAGCTTCTAAAAGCTCATTACCTTTGTCGTTGGTGTAATACTCATTAGGGTCTTTGTACTGCTTTAGTACAGCTATACGGAGCTTCTCAGGCGACAAAATACCTTCAATTTCTTTTACCCCTTTGCGTCCTGCGTCATCGTTATCGAATACGACTACTACCTCATTGAAGCCTTCAAGCCACTTGAGATTAGCTTCAAATACTTTCTTAGCACTCTGTACTCCACAGGGAATACTTACGACTGGCTCTTGATTTCCCAGTAGTTGGCTAACTGTTAAGCAGTCGATTTCACCTTCAGTAATGATGAGACGTACTCCATTGTTATACAGTTGCTGTCCAAAGAATGTCGTACTGAGCTTACCCTTGACTGCGAAGGACTTGTCCTTAAAGCGTAGCTTTTGTCCGACAAGAGTACCATTCTCATCGAAGTAATTAGCTACTTGGCAGGGCTTACCTTTGTACTCTGTATAGTAGTACTGGTATTTCCTACAGGTACTCTCAGTGATACCTCTAGCTTTTAAAGGTTTGAGCGACATATCACTGATGAAGTCATCATACTTAGTTGTCGTTTTTGTCTCATTGCTATTGTGCAGTGCATTACAGGAATAGCAATATGTATGCCCATCAGTGTATTCGCTTAGAGCGTCTGATGATCCACAGTCAGGGCAAGGTAGATGAGCCCTTAGAATTTCTGAAGAGCTCATCGAATGTCCATATCTTCGACTGATACGTCTACATCGTCAGGCTCTAAGTCGTTGCTTGAGATTGCTTCAGTTACATAAGCGATTGCTTCGTTTTCCGTAACGTCCTCTAATTCAACTTCGTAGAGCTCAACTCGTTTAGCATAGATAGTGATAGACTTATGCTTTCTGTCCATCATGCACTGGTACTCTCTAAGCTCCTCTCGTGTATCACTCAATGATTTCAACTCCTTTATATTTCTCTCGTAGTGCATTGAGTACAACTTCAAGAGCTACTTGAGCTTCTTCGGTAATGTCTGCTAGTACACTGATAGTAGTGTCATAGTTGTCCACCTCACCAAATGCTACTGCTTCTTCAGGACGGAATTTATTGACTTGTCCGTCAGCAGTTATTAAGTAGTGGTGTGGGAAGAATAAGTAGCCTGCCTTTTGGCTGTTCTTCAAGATAACCTCAGGGTCTTTGTCATGCAATGCGTACTGAGTTACTTTAATATATTTAGTCTCCTTGCGTTCCTTTAGTTTGCCGTATGTTTTAATTCTGTTCACCTCTTTTCTCCTCATCTATCCATTTCTTAGGAATGACTGTACCAATGTGATACTGGAAGCCATTCTTTTTGCACCAGTCGCTATATTTATTAGCTTTTGTCTTAGTGCTTATATATTGGTCTTTCATAAATAAAAATCTTATGTCTAACTCAGGGTGTTGCTTCTTGATTGTTAAGTGCTTGCTCCTGTCCTCAGGAAGAAAAAGCCCTTTGGCTTCGACAATAATTCCATTCGACAAAATGAAGTCAGGTTTATAGTAATGACTTGTCGTGTACGGAACCTTTAATGTCTCATACTCAAAGGGTACTTTTGCTTTCTCAAGGTTAGCCTTCACTTGGCTCTCAAAGTTACTGCGTGTAGATTTGTCGGCTCGCTTCTTGAAGCCCCCTAAGCGACTGAAGCTCCAACCTCTAGCCATTAGTGATTACCACTCAACGTCATCACTGTCGCCTACTGCACCTTCGCCTTTAGCTTCTACATCGAAGCCATAGCCTTCAGCACTACCGCCACCACTGTATTCTTTAAGGTCTTTTACAAGTACTGCGTTGAGACGTAAAGTAATACCATAGTTCTTAGCGTTCATGATGTATGGGTCAGCAGTAACAGCTACTTGTACTGTAGAGCCGTTACCAATTTTTGTACCTTTAGGAAGTGGCTCACCATACTTGTCGAATACTGGGAGAGTTTTCTTAACTAATTCACCAGTTAATTTGTTCTTGTACTCATGTTTAGTCTTAGCTTTGAAGCACTCGCCATATTCTTTGTCCTCTTTTACAGACAAATTGATTGGTACTTTGCGGTTAGCTTTCTTGTCTAACTGATCCTCTACTTCGTTGAAGAGTTCCTCTAGTGCGTTCTTGAAGGCTTCAGTTTTCTCATCGTTCTCCAATTTCACCATGATGGAATAACCAATCTCATTGCCATCGTATGTCTCAGGGCTGTCAGTGTGTGCCCAACAAGCTGTACCATTTAATTTAAAGTCTTTACCTAATTTTGTTTTTGCCATATGTATGTTCTCCTTTATGACGTATTAAGGGGCACTCCCTCAGGAATACCCCACCATAATAAAAGACACTCCCTCAGGAGTGCCTTTGGTAACCTATTTTATTTTCCTGTGGAACCGCTTTCAGCTCCTCGTTCAGTATCCTCGATGACTTCACCTTCGACAAAAGTCATTGGTTGTGTCTTTTCTAACCAACACTGAGCGATACGTTGTCCTTCTTCAAGGTATACAATTTGTTTACTGAAGTTGCGAACGAATAACTTTACTTCACCTCGGAAGTCCTCATCGACAATTCCTTCAATGTTTGCTAGTGCGATTGGATAGTCTCGTCCTACACTGGAACGCAACTGGATCCGCAATGTGTGCCCTTTAGGAATTGCTACTTTGAAGCCTAAAGGAATTTCTGTAGCTTGTACTTGGACTGCTACTGGCGGTACTGAGACTGCCATTGGAATTGTAATGTCCATACAGCCTGCTCCTTCAGTTTTAGCTTCAGGGACTACTGCTTTGTCGTTAAGTAGTTCGATGAGCACCTGCTCACCATTCAGTGTGATTGTTTCTTCTTGTGTTTTCTTAGTGCTTGTGCGTGCCATTAGTTCTCCTTTATTTAATGTGCTTGTTTAATAATGGTCGTAATGATTTCTTGAGCGTTGCTTATATTATCAGGTGTTACATGGTTAGCAATGTACATAGCGATTAGCGTATTTTTAGATGGGATAAAGATACCTAATAGAGCACTAATAATAAACACTGCCTATATTACCTTTACCTCATTAGAGCTTCTGTCATCGTAAAAGCTATAGTCTGTATAAATTATAACTAATACTGTTACTGCAAGTATTGATACTACAGCTAAGATAAGGATAAGTGGGTTTACTAAAGATAACGCATAGACTAGCCATGGGCTGATGATTGGTTCCATATTGGTCTCCTTTCGTATTACTCAATGATTTTGAAGTAGCGTCTGTACCAACAATCATAATCTGTTGCAATTCGTGTATCTTGACTGATTATTCTTTTGGTAATATTTGTTACTTCTGCTCTCTCAAGTTTTTCGTCTTTAAAATCTACCTTTCTATCATTGTCGTGTTCACTTGTAACGACTACCTTAGTACCTACTGGAAGCAGTTCTTTTAGTTTTTTCTACAGTGTATAAACTTGCGTCATACCATAGATTAGGAATTAGAGCAGGTGTTGATTTCTTCTTGAGTGGCTCTAGGAGTGTTAAAGAGTACTCACTGGCAAGCCACCCATTAGTGCAGTCTGCTCCATATTCATCTTTGTCTTGACCCCAACCTATATATTGTTTATCTAGTTCAATAATATATTTTGTTGGGTGAGCCTTATTCACCATAGGTAATCTTCTTATTGTACCTACTCTTTCATCTGGGTCGCCTTTGTATACTACTACACGATCACCAACTTTAAACTTGTATTCACCTTCAGGCTCCTCTACAGGCTCAGGTTCATCTTCTTGTCCGTACCCATAGTCTCCATAGATACTCTCTGCGTCCTCATCTAGGAATTCGTCCATGTCTTTCTTCTCAAGCACTTCAATGAGCTTTTCTGCATAGTGCTTGATTTTCTCTGCGTCCGTTAAGTCCTGCCCTTTGGAACGTAAAGTGTACTTGATAATGTTACCTTTAAGGTATGCGACAAATTCTTCAGTTGTAAAGTTTGCTTTCATAATGTCCCATGGTTCGATTGCTAAGATTTCGTAGTGTTTTGCGTTAGTATTCATGATGTTATCTCCAGTTCCCTGATAAATATACTTGGATCAGATATAATAGTTGTAGTCGTCTGTAGTGTACTTGTTGTGCTCTTATGTGTTTTGCCATTGTTACTCCTCGATGATTTTAAACCAGTTATTTTCTACAAATTGATAGCGTTCTACATATAGTACTGTTTTGTTATTTTCTTTTCCTACACTAGTTACTCTTGTGCGTACTATACAATCTTGGGGTGCACTTGCTACTCTCTCATCTGCACTTGCACTTGTTGTAATTTCTACTAGTGTTCCTACTTGTAGTAATCTTTTGAGCTTTTCAATGTCAAAGGTTCTAGCGTCATACCACTTGCCTACCTCTAGTTTTTCTTCATCAGGCTTCTTGATCCATTCAATCCTTCCTTTTACAGTAAATTCTTTAGGTAGCTTAATGAGCTCATTCTCTATTTGACGTGCTCTATATTCTGATAGTTGTCGTACTAGCTCTGCATGAATGTCAAATACAGGGGTTAGCATTTCGACATTTAATGTTTTTTCTACTGGTAGTACTTTAGGTGTTTTTAGCCACTTTATTTCTTCTTGAAGTGCTTCAATTTGTTTGTCTTTATCTGTATTCATCTGTACCATCTCGAATAAAGAAGAATTCAAATCATCAATAGCTTCTTCTTTTTTCTTAACTTCACTTTCAAGTCTATGTAGCTCCATGTCGTATTGCCATTGTAAATCTCTTTGTGTTTCTTTTAGTTTCTTAATGAGTTCTTGTGTGCGTGTCATTATACTCTCACTCCATTCTCTAAAATCTTTGTTACAACTGCTTGTGTTAGACATTCACCATCTTGATCCTTAAACATTCCATTCATATGTCTAATATCTTCCTTCACTTCTGTATCGAATTCTACAGCGATAACTTCAAGCGTCCTCATGTCAATTTTTACTTTCATCGTTCGTGTGTCCTTTCTATTAACTCTAGTGCCACGAATAGAAGAGCGTGAGTGCTCCTCTATCTCGGTGGTACATTAAAAATTCTTGGTGAGTTTCTTGCGAATACTCAGTGAAAAATGAAGGTGCTCGTTAGGATATTCTCTAGTTTTAACGTGCCTTTAGGTGGCTCAGGAATATCCGATAAATCTTCACCAGTCATTTCTTCTACATATTGTTTAAACTGCTCAATAGGTTCGTGCTCTTTATATAACTTATATAGCTGTTCCCTAATTACTACTTGCAGGTGTCTTGCTTCCCCTAGTGATGTACCGAAGCTGTCATGAATTGTCGTATAGTTCGATAAGCCTGCTTCGTTTACTACCATCATTAAGTGAGTGCTATCAAGACTGTGAATGAAATTTGGTGCTATGCCATTCTTCTGACCATTAGCGTCTAGTGCTTCATCTTCTGCTACGTCTTGATAATGCCCTTGCCATCTAACCATGTCTCCGAAGCGTGTACGGAAGCTCTTTTGTACCATTTTTAGGTACTGTTGCTGTACTGGTAGTCCCAAAGGTGTCCACCAATTAACTGGTAGTCCATGCTCTGTGAGCACTTTTGCCAGTGCTTTAAGATACTTCATGCCTTCTGTAGCACTGACTACAGTAGTTTGCACTTCTTGCCATACCAGTTTTGCCATATATTTTGCACAGGGAACCGCAAAGCGTTCAAAATGTGGGTTCCCTTTGGTCGTATCCTCAAGGATCTGCTCTTGGAAGCCATATTGTCCACTGCCGTAAGCTAGTGTCATTACGTTACGCTTCACTACTTTTCGTGTTACACCATGAGCTAACCACGCTTGAGCCATTGAGCGTGTCCCAAAGTGTACTCTTTGTCCACCACCTACTTCTTCCTTTTCGACTTCGTCTAGTGTTCCGCTTAAAGCGTCTCTTTCGACAATCTTGAGTACCTTATCCGCCACTTGTTGATAAATGTCGGCAGGTCTTTCATGGTCGACAAGGTTCACTGCACTTCCGCCTACTTCATCTCTAAGCATTGCTGAGTAATGCTGTAGCCCTGAGCAGGTTCCATCATAGGCGATGACTAAAGGGCAACTGTAGCCCTCATATGTCTTGTTCTCTTGGTAGTACTCAAGAGACTTAACGTATTCCATAGCCCATGCTAGGAATTGTAAGGGCTCGTCTGCATCAGTCCACCAAAGGTAGTCCAAAGGGTTCTTTGCACTGTCGACAATATGAGAGTGGTGAGTTTTCACCCATTCCACCTGCTCTGCATGAGATACTTTGTCGTTGCCCCATAGGTTAGCTCCCTGCCAGTAGAGTAGCTCTATGTCTTGGCTATCCTTGAGTGGTACAGGGTCGCTGTAAATGATTAGAGACTTCATAAAGTCGTCCCCTTGATGGTTAAAGAGTGGAATAGGATAGATACGTCCACGGAAGTCGATATTGCAAGGGAAGTAAATATTGTCGTAGTCTTTGAATTCTTTAGCATATCTAAAGATCCTTAGCACTCGAAGGGCTTTACTACGTCTTGCTACTTCAATCTCTATCCATTTACCGAAGCGTTCCCCAAATTCTCGTTTGGTCTCTTTAAATTTCATTACTGGCTCTGGTTCATGTGGTTCCATACTTGCTATGCCTGCTAGTCCACCGCCTTGTTCAATAATGTTATTAATGACTTCAAACATTTCTCGATTGATACGATATGAAGTCTCTTGAATTTTATTGACCGCCCCATAAATCTTACTCAAGTCAACGTCCCTGATTTTCTTTAGGTATCCTTTGACTACCTTGGTTTTACCGACAAGATGATTGATACGCATAAAATGCAGGCGGTTCGCCATTGCTCCATAGTATCCGCCATGATTTAGGTCGTCCCATGGCTTGGGTTTTATGATTGTCGGTGTGCGGTCTACAATAAACTTACTGATGAATTCTGCATTGTAGCGGTATGTCTCTAGTAATGCTTGAGATGGTTCAAGGAATTTAACTCTGTCGTTTGCTTCAGATACATGAATAAGGTCTGTAGACTGCACTAGGATATATAATATGTCTACACCCATGTTTACTATTGCTCCCTTTTCGTACTTTACCCATTCAAATTTGTTTTTCTTCATAACTCCCTTGATGTGGCTTGTCTTTTGGTGCATTAGTGCTCTTTTGTCTAAGCCTTCTTGAATACGATTTACCTGAGTACCTGTTCCATCTTGCTTTAGGTACGCTTCAGTGTATCCGTTGTAGTAAAGGCTGTTTCCTATTTGGTATCCGCAACTTGATATACTGGCTTTATGGTCTGTCGCTAGGGTCTCGTTTATACCTCTTTCCAGTGCTGTCGCACAGATATTGAGCACTAGAGCTTCCATTCCGAACACTTCAAGCATTGCTTTTAGAAGCTCCCTATATTTCTTGCCCACCCCTCTTTTGGGCTTGGTGTTATCCACGATCCATGCCTCAATGTTTAGTGCAAAGGGTTCGACAAATAACTTTTTCAAGCCTGAGCCTAAAGGTTGGCTTGTGATGTTGCCTTGGTTTCTTGCCTGCTCTAGTTTTTTCTTGAAGGTCTCTTGAGCTAGGGTAGTATAGTATTGTTCGAGTTCTATTTGTTGGTCTAGTGTTACGCTTTTCATATGTCTTGTACTCCTGTGTTTTTCTTATGGGCTTACCGCCCTCATACGTCTTGACCGCCCCTGAGCAGGGCAAAAAGGGTATAAAAAATACACCTATCGACAAATCAAGGTTTCAATAGGTGTATTTAATTAGGTATCCTATGGGAACACTGCCAGCGTCTCCGCTATGTCCTCATAAGTTTTGTTATAGAGTTGATAGAGTTTTTCGTGTCTCATGGCTTCCATGGGTGCTAGCTCTCCGCCATGTTCCTTTGCTTCCTGCTCTATCTTCTCTATGCTGTCCCTCAGCTTGTGCAAGGTGTTCGCCAGTTGTCGGCTTGTTATTTGGAATTGCCTGCATTGTTGCTCTAATTCTTTTCTAGTCATGCTATGCTCCTATAAAATTAAAGTAACGCTCTAGGCTTATGTATTGCTTTATCCCTTCTTCGGTCTTACCGATATATAAATAGTCCTCACCTTCTGTAGGGCTGTATCCGTTCTCTTGAAGGAACAGCGTAAAGGCTTCTTCAGTTATTCCAGTTTCTTCGAATAACCAATAAGGGACTGGTCTGTATCCTAGCTCGTCGGCTTGTCGCTCTGTTACTTCCCAAATTGTTAAGGGCTCAAGGTCGCCCTTTAGGTCGTCAATTACAATCAGTTGTATAAATGAAATTGCTGTTTGTTCGCTGTGGTATCTTTTAAGTTGCTCAAATAAGTCTCTAGTGTTTAACATGGCTGTACTTCCTTTCCTATACTTCGATTACCATATAAGCCAGTTCGCTTGCTTGCTCTTTGGCTTTCTTGCTCATAAATTCATTAGATGTGATTTCACTGATAGCCAGTAGCTTCCCTCTGAGTAGGTCTACATCTTCGTACTCAGGTTTTATCTTTGTTTTATATGCGTCTCGTATCATTTCGTCCGCTTCAATCATGTATTTTTCGTATGTTTCGTATAGTTTTTCATATGTGCTCATGGTGTATCCCCTTGTTTTAAAATGGTAAACCTTCACCGCTCCAAAATGATGGTGTTTCTCTTTCTTCTTCGCTTGCTTCTACTAACTGCACTTTATAACCCTTAGGGCTTACTAATCGCTCAAGCTCACCCTCTAGAATGTAGAGTTCATATGCTGTGAGCCCATCACCTACCCAAAGGGTCGGCTCATCATCGACATATAGATTGAAGATACTGCTATCTTCGTGTACTATCTCGATTGCTTGCCCTGTGATGGTGCTTATGGTCTCCTCTAGTTGCTCGAAGATTTCCCATTTATTGCCTTTAGTGTCTAAGAGGGCTCTCCCTCTCTTGCTAATTAATACTCTTAGTCCTTGCCCTAGTTTCATAAGGTGCTCCTTTCGCCCCTTTACAGGGGCTTTGTATATACATTTTGTCATTACATGGTATCTAAAAAAAATATATTATTCGTCCATTGCTTGGCAGATGGTAGCCCATAGATATACACCACCTGCTATAATTGATAGTAGTATCATCTGTACACCTCTAGCACTTCGGAGTATTTGCATAGGTACTCTATACCTTCTTGATATTTTTTCTTTTCTTCTTCTGTTCCGTATTGGCTCCCACCTTCCGCCCATCTTGGCAAGCTATCAACAAATATGATATTATCTTCATATCGTAAGCTATAGCAGTATGTGCCTACTACATCAACGCATACCCATGTAGGAAGCTCGCTCCCTGTATTCTCTAGGGTAGATATGATATAATCTTCTAGATTTTCATAGAATGTGAATTGATAGTCATCGATTAGGTCTATAATGTCCTCTAAGGCTTCGCCTTCGTTCAATAGTGTATGTGTCGCTCTTAGTTGGTTTTCGTCCCATGTGCTAATGATTTCTTTTAATTCTGTGTATGTCATGATATGACCGCCTTTCTGTATGTACATTTTGTTAGTACATAATACTTAAATTTTTTAGGGGCTTACCCCTTATCGTTAATTACATTATACACTTGTTAGTACATTATGTCAATACAAAAGTACTAATTTTTTATATAAATTTTCAGTTATTTTGTATTTACAATTTGTTTATACTTGTGTTATACTATAGGTGAAAATTAATACTATTTTTTTACTCTTCTGAAGGGGTGGCAACTCATGGAAAAGAATTATCAATTATTATATTACTATGCTAGTCTTGACGCAGACACTACTCTATCTCTTCGTATCCCTCATGAGCTTAAAGAAGGTTTTCAAGCAGTATGTAAAGATGGGAATATAAGCAAGGCTATTCGTGAATTTATGGTTAACGAGATAGCGACAAAAAGCGTTGCTATTCCTAACGAAGATGGGACATTCACAATAAAGCTAAGTAACTTAGTCAATAGAGACTAATCTACCACGATCTAAAAAACGCATATGTAAAAAATCGACACAAAAAGGCAACTGATGAAGCTGTATGAATAGCTCTATCGGTTGCCTTTTGAATTTCTTTAGTACACTAAAGTTTTATATAGGTAACTTGTGTTGTTTGATAAATAATCTATTTGTCGTACCACTGTTTATCTAAATGAGTACGACAAAACTTAATGGTTGTCGGATCGCTGATGAGCACCTTCAGAGTTCTTATGTATTCTTAACAACTTCTTCAGTAGCGTAACGTAACGCAATGAGCCGATTGTGCGAAGCTCGATTGGCGACTGAAGTGAAGTGTAGCGGTACTACTGTCCTATAGTGATAGTGATTGCATGGCACTACAGCAGTACCCATTGTGTGCAACGTGTTCCCAGTGGTCAGTTGTCGCAGTGCTGTTAGTACCCTCATGAGGACTACGTTGTGCCCATTGGCTTTTCCAGTGGTCGCCTGTCGTTTGGTACATCACTGTCCTACACGGAACACGGCTTCGCTAACTGGTCGTATTACTTCAGTAATGCCTATAGCGTACCTATCTGTGCTGTCGTGTTGTGTGCAATTAGGCTCTCAAGGGCTGTCCATAGCCCTCAATCAAAAAGAGACTAATTGTGCACAACAATGACTGCCTGTGGAGAACAGTTGGATATCCTTTAGTGTGCTAAAGTATTCCTTAGTTGGTCTGAAGTTATCCATCAGGTAGTCATTAATAGTCGCCATTAGTTGTTTGTCGGTTATCTCCAGTGAACGACGTGAAGTCCATAGGACGGAGCACGGAGTGAACCATAGGCAGTCAATACGTTGCTCTATACGATTTGTACACAATGTCTACTGTAAGTGGACTATAAGAGTACTGATGTATTCCTGTGGTGTACAAATTGCACGTCAGGAGTTTCAAAAATTAAGTTCTCGCATACTGTCATTAACCCACGCACCGAAGGACACTGAGGTGGCTATTGGTGTGAATGTGGTCGTGCAGAGTGAGAGTATGCTAGGTAGTAGAGGTAACACTGAGTGAACCTGCGGAGAGCCAAGCGTGAGCGAAGGCACGACAAGGCAGGGGCACAGGGGGCTCAGGCTCTAATCTGAATAGTATATATGGGCTCATAAAATTTTGTAGCAATTTTCCCCTCTAGGTGGACATTAGGGACTTATGGTTAATATATCGTTATCGGAAGTAATAGACATTAGGTTTATCTATTAGTTCCTCTAAACGATTGCCAATGGCTTTCCCATACACAGTCCG